TTTCAATGAGGGTAGAAGTCCTCTGTTTGATTCCATCTGATCTTCGGAAGATATTTTCCGTTACCTGGAACTGAGGGCGCCGCAGGTAGAACGGTAACCTAATCTGGTTCTTAGTGATCCTTTCGGTACCGTCATCATCATAGACTACATAGCGGAAGCCAAATCCATTCTCTTCACTATAGTAAGTCAACATAGATGTGAAACACTCTTCTGATTCTCTATAAAACGGATTACTACACCTCAGTGATTCTTTCGCTTCATTCAATATGCAGTACCGGAAGCAGTCCCCAAATCCAAAATCCTCTATCTCAGTAGCAGGGAAATCTACATAGCCGTATCCCCAATACTCATTAAGACTAATAGTCTTGTCTGCACCTGCGCCATTGTATTTAACTGAAATCCCACTGATCACCGGCATGGCACAGCAATCGTAGAAGTCAAATGCAGAAAATATAGTTTCGTATGCATCGGATACAGCCTGAAGGAAAGCATCTACATCGTAAGTACCAGCAGGTATTTGGGGTTGATCTCCCACCGGAACATACTCATTAACCAAGATTGGGAATTGAGTTGCTGATATCTCTGCCGCATCAGAACCCATGAATTTGAAACGAGAACAGGTTTGTATTACTTCATAGTTCGGGTCGTACACCACATCGCAACTACTATCGCATACCGCTGCATACAATGGAGTGGTTAATGGTAACAGTTCGTCTTCTACCTTGATCTGAAATTTTACCCCGTAATTATCAATTACAGGGAGTGCTGCCTGGCGGGTATTCCCCGTACAATCTGTTACCTCTGTATTGAAGTCTACGAAACTATTATATGGTGATCTGATTGCCATTATAAGAATACTAATGTCCAAGTTTGGCCTACGGCCTTAGTTATCTGGGCAGCAGTGATGCCCACTAAATCATACAGAACCACTTTGGTAATATATCCGAAATCAGAACCAGGTGTAGTGTACACGCTTTCTACCATTTTATTGGTATCTCCAGTGTTATAACTCATGATTCCTGATGGCGCAGTTGGTGGTGGAATTGTAGCCCTAGGGAAAGCTCGGCAGGCTTCACCTAAAACAGGTGCAGATGTATTAAATGTACATTGGCCAAACTTGAATGAGAATCCTGCAGGCGCCCCTACATTCCCAGTTGCCGTAAGTTGCAGCTTATTATTAGGCTGTCTGCCTGTTGTTAATATAGCGCTTAATTCAAGTGCAAAAGTTGGAAGAGAAATTGTAAAGTCTCCTTGCACATAATTGGTGCCGGGTAAATTATTATCGCAATACGGTATTACCACTACATTGTAATCTCCAGTTGGCAACCCATTAATATTAATCGGATGATAAGAAACGTTGATCGTGTTATAACTTGCCCCATTTCGAGTAAGGATAATTTGCCAGAAGGTTGCACCTGCTGTACTCTCTGTCCAATCAATTGTCATTTGCCCATCCCCTGGTGAATCGAATACAATGTCACTTACAGATGCGGCACAAGAAGGATCTGGCAGTTGAGCGATAGAATTGTTTTTCGGGATGAGCGTAATATTTGCCATCCCTGTGATTGGTTTGTAGGACATCTTATCGATCCACCCTTCATATTCAGTTCCATTACAGGTATATGCTACTGACTTATACCGAACCGTAGGATCATCCTTAATTCTCTTGAATGTATTATAATTCATAGGATGCTCGAAAGTCACTAACTCTGGATAGGTCAGTGGCAATGCATCGTCTATGTCTTCAAAATCAGTTACATCAATATCTTCATTCTCTGCCAATGTCTTCCCTTCTATATTGCATGATGTGGTTTGCAAAGAGGCAATATAGTTGCCGGTACCGTTTGAGAATATCAACTTACTATCTGGCTTCAGATTGCGCAACCCTTGCATGATATAATTGAACCAGCGCATTGCATTGCGTTCCGGGGTAATGATTGCATTATAGGCTGTATTGGGATCAATTACATTCGTAACGTTGACTGCATTATCAAGGAATAATTCAACCGCAAACCCGCCTGCAATGCGCTTAAGGCAAAATCCGAATACATCGTTATCGTACTTCCAATCCTCTGTAGTAGTGGCAAGCCTACGCGTAGTCTCTATTGTATATGGAGAACATATAATATCTGTAGTGATGTCTAGTTCCTTGCTTATCGCATTGATGTTAATGCGATAATTACGAATCGTCATAAGCTCATACAACCCCGTTGTCCCTTCTGCCTCCCACTTATTATATCCAGCCTTCATACTGTTGTATAGCCTGGATACATCAACTGAACGAGTGATTTTTGTGGGATACAGGAAACGAATACTTATATCATCTTGGTAGAAGAATCTCCAGTCCTCAAATCTTAATCTATTATGCCCGACCCTATTGGGGTCTGCCTCAATTGTTAACCCTATATTCCACATTCCATTTAACCCAGAAAACAACTTCTTCATATTCGTGAAGAAGCCGGGTTGTGAATTGTCAATTAGTAACTTGCGTCTAATGTTCAACCCATCGGTAATCGAAAATAACCCTGGGCATGGATCGTAATTAATCGCATACGGCTGACTATCTACTCGCCCAAAAGTGGAACTATAGAAACGTATGTTGTCATTAGTGATAGCTTCTATGGTCCTGCTTACTGCCTCATTAATCATGTATGACTTCGCATCAGTAGCGGCACAATTAGAAACGGTTGATATCTTAATAGATGTCTCTGCATCCCAATCCACCCAAACAAATTGATCTACCGTTGTCCCATAGTAGGTTACAAAGTTGATAAAGGCAATGAACGGATTTCCCTCTTCTATTACACAACTCCCGCTAAATGATTGATCAAAATCCATATCCGGGCCTACTCCGGGAGTGAAGGTTGTTTCTGGTAGTATTTCTACTTGGTGGAGTGTAGTGTCCCCAATGTCCGCCCATGGTTCATTAATCACGACGATAAATATTCTTATCTGTCGTAAATTTGTAGCTTGCTCCTTAATATGCCCCTTCAATCTTACAGTGTAATCAAATACTCCGCTTGAGCAACTAACAGTTTCGTTAAGCTCCAATATAGGGCTCAATGATGTAGGATATAGATTCGGTGATGTCTGTGGGAACACCTGGTAACTATTGCTGCCCACAGGATCTGCATCTGCTATTTCAGATATAGAATTCTCCGTTAACTCTGGCCGTATCCTTATTGCAGTTCCGGCGATAGGTGTTAATAGCCTTACCTCGATGGGATATACTGAATGTTGAGTGCCGGGAGAATTTCCCCCAACCGCCTGAGGTAACCCTCTATTAGGTATTACAATATCTTTATTGAGCCAATCATAATCAGACAAGATTGTTTCCTGATCGAAAGCTATATTACTATTCAGGTTAACACTTTGCTCATAGTTGTTCTTGAATAGCATTATATCACTACTATCCTCAATACCTACTGACACAGTACACTCGTCCCCACAAGTATCTGAGTACTGATCGAATGCTATTCTACCGTTTTCATAAAAGGGATCATATCTGTTATCTTCTGAGCACTGAAACAAAATGTCCACACGCATCTCACCGTTCACCCCATACTCTTCATATTCAGCTTTAATTAATGTAGCGCCTAGGTCAGTAAATGTGAGTTTGTTAAATCCATAATCGAAGAAGACACCATGCCAGCCGTTATCATGATCACGTGCCACTACTACCTCCGGATCTATCCAGTCAATAGGCTCAGGCACTTCTATACGAAGCCCTTCACGATCAATTAATATGAATTTCCATGCACTCATCTTGAACCATACCTCCCCTTCAGATAATTCATTCTGGCTTGAACAGTTGTAGTATATTCATATGGGCCGTCCTTATCAAAGCCTGAAACATGTAATGGTAATTTGCCCATTTCAACTCCAAACTTCCGGGCAAGCTTGTCATAATCAATAGCTGCAGTTGTTGATTTCATAACTATATCCTGTCTTACGGGCGGCATGGTCATATTATACTTCTGCATTATCTTATCTGTTTCCAGAGTAGGAATAACCTTTGACCCTTTAGGCATGTCAATCACCATAGGACCAGCGGCATAACCCCACTTCCCATTAACCTGAAATAACTCAGGGCCTGCTTCCCCAATCAAGCCCGGGCCATCAAACGGTTTATTCTTTGTCCCTTTTTTGAATGCCGGTATTGGCTTGGATGCAATGGCTGCAATCTGCGCTAATGCCTGCCCAATAGCCAGACCAATAAAAATTGGTTTAACGGTAAATGGAATAGTTTGGTCCTTGAGTACAGATAATACAGCAAGTGACTGAGCAATGAAAGCTTGAAACAATGCCAGTTGTTTTTCCTGTTGGGCAGCCCTTATCTTAATTGCGCGGACTTTACGATCATACTCATCTTGGGATATCAATCCCTTGTTAAGCCTATCCTGCAATAATTGCAATTCATAATCGGATTGGTTTTTTGCTATCTCATTAAGCGATCCTGCCAACGAAGAAGCGAGCCCGATCTCCGCTTCTATCAGTCTTTGCTTAACTGCTTTTGCTTTTTCGATTCTGGCCTCATCATCAGCCTGATCCTCTTGATTCTTTTGTTGCTTAGCTTGAAGCCTTGCAGCAGCACGCTGAGCACCGGCAAGAATCTCTTCCTTCAGTACATCTTTATTAAATGCTTTTTGTCGTTCTTTTGAACGACCATATTCAGTAACCTCGATTATTTCAAGATCCTTGAACAGCTGTTTGCGTAGGTTCCTAATACCTTCATTCTTCTCTGCTTCAATTACCAACGCCTGTTCTTTGCTTTTGCCAAGGGTGTCTTTCTGAGCCTTTAGGATTACAACCTGGATGTCTGCTTCAAGCTTACGATAACCGTCAGTCTGTTCAATCGCATTAGCCTGGGCGAGTGCAATCTGATCATCAAGGTTCTTTTGCTGTATTTGTAATCTTAACTGGCCAATTGCCCGTTCATTATTCGCAACGATCAACTCACGTTCCCCGTGTGTCAACCCCTCCGCTGCCAGTTCCTCTCTCTGCCTTACACGAATAGCCGCTATTGATGCATTGAGTTCCGCTTGACTATCTTTTTTTGCCTGTGCCACTCTGGCCTGTGCCGAGGCAGTTGCACTTTTATTTGCTTCATCAGCAAGAGCCTGCTGACGCTCTATCTCCTTAATCTTACCTTGATTATTAAGATTCCTTAATTCTTCTTGATCCGCATCTAGCTGTTTGTTAATTGCAATTATTTCCTCATCCGTTTTAATTACATTGTCAAGTCTTTTTTGATTAAGTTTAATGTTTTCTGCTAAATCTTTTGCCCTGCTCCGTAAACCTTGTTTTTCTATTTCTGAAATAGCAGATGCCAACGCCCCAGCTGATTTAGCTTCTGCTACTCTTAATGTCGTGTTTCTTTCAAATGCAGCACTATTAAGTTTTAATACTTCATTTTGATTTTCTAACTCTGTATTAAGTTTGTCCATTGATGCAGCTGCATCATCTGTATTAGAGGTGAAATACAAGAGGGCTCCAGCAACAGCGCTTATAGTAATTAGCAGTGCTCCTGCGGGGTTAAGCGCCATTGCTAAATTCAGGGCCTTCTGAGCGATAATAGCAGCATAACGGACTATTATGAACCGGCTCTCAGCAGCAGCCTGTAAGTTGGTAGATAAAGCCTGTATGCGCTGTAAGGCAATGCCAACAGCTATGCTTGCAGATGTTTCACTTTGAAGGATAGTCTGCACTTGAGTGATCCCCTGAAGGATTGCCATAGCAGCATTCACCTTAAGTAAGGCTTGCTGTAGATCCTTATTTTCGTCTCCGAAAAGCGCTGCTGCTCCTTGAGCAATTGAGAATGCTCCGGCCACACCTTGTATTACCTGTACTCCGGCATCAAGTGCAAACGTATCACTGGCTAATGCCTGGATACGAGCAGAGGTATCTCCAACTTGATCCTGCAACTCACCAGCTGCTTCTGCCATGTCTTCAAATACTTGGGTTCCAGCCAATCCGGCGTCTTCCAGCTGAAGAAGCGTTTCCCTGTATTGGCGTAACCGGCCACGAGAAGATGTTGCCTCATCGGCAAAGTTCCCCATTGCCAATTCAGCAGCCGCTATTTCATTACTTAGTTTATCGAATTCGGCAGTGCCCTCGCGGAGTGTTGATAGTTTTTGCTTTGCTAATTCGACCGTCTTAGTGAATGCAATAGTATCGGCATTTGCATTGTCAATATTAGCCCCTAATCTTTCAATGTTTTGAGTAGCTTGAGTTATTGCTCCACCGGTGATAGATTCTACCAGGTTCTTGCTGGCAGTAGCCAACTTCTCAGTAGAAGTGTTAGTTGTATTTAGGACTTTAGCCCGATCCTGGAAGGCTTTGTTCGTAGATTTGAACTCATCCGCTGTTGCCTTATCAATCTGCCCCAGCGTTTCAAGTGCTTCAATCCCTGGTTGGATTCCAGTAGGATCAGCGATTAACCTTACTATTACCTGTGCCGGCATTCTTTGGCTTCTTATATATGAGGTCGAGTGCCTTGTAGAACTCGTAAAGTGTCAGCTTTTTCAGCTCAGGTATTTTTGCGGTATCCCCGCCACATAACAATAGCTCCTGCTGGAACATATTGTCGTCTAATTCTTGGATATGATTTGCGAAATGTCTTCCAGGTACTTTCCCTTTAACTTCTCCGTTACCATCAAATAGGTTTCGAAATTCTGCTCGAATTCTTTCAAAAACGGAATTAGCCTTGTTAGCGGCTGCATAAAAAAAAACTCCTTAGCGGCCATCTCCTTCTTCCAGAATGCTATCTTCTCCAGATTATATTTTGAATCGTATACCTCCGGGCTTTCGTTCTTATCGAAGAAAACCACAGAGGCGAGTTTGTATGCGAGATCTTCATCCATAATCCAGTTAAGCCGGTCGCGTAGATTATTATTAAGCTGCTTCACTTTAACAAGATCAATTGATTTACCAGGTATGAAGTGAAGCAACTCGTCAGTAGCTTGTACATGGCTGAGGAGATACTCTCTATCCGCCCTCATATTGAACTCTGAGTAATACCGGAGGCATGCAGCGCCGCGTTGGTAAGGAAGGTTGAATAGATCATCCATTTCATAGTAAGTCCTCCCCTTAACAGAGAATGCTTCCTTGATTACGTAATCAATCTTAGGGAACTTGTTCCCTGTACCAAAAAGTTTATGCCACCATGCCATTTATAAAAGTTTCAAGATTATCAGAAAGCCCCTCACCTATTTTCCTACCTGCCTTTGAGCATCGCCATTTACCTTTGTTTGGGTAAGTCTTAATAGTAATGCCTGGCCGTTCCATCATTATATAATCAATCCTGTGAACACCCCCGCAATGGCACTCGTGTGATATCATCCATCCTCTATTCAACAGGAGTTCTTTCATTTATAAAAGTTTCTAATTCACTTATGCTCCGCTTTAACCATCTGTATTTTTTAAGGTTTGTTACTGAGATATTTTCCTTGTCTTTGATTACTGTTCTAGTAATATTTTTCCCTACCACAACAATCCCACAAGAGAAACACATCCCTACAGCAATCCCCTCTTTTGACCAAAATGTATAAGGCGCGGTAAACCCAGCATATTCAAACCCCGAGAGCTTCATGTAGTCCTCATATGGCCTATTACTCATTATCAATGATATTAACCATTACATAATTAAACCCAGCCACCGCGAATACATAGAGAACCCACAACCCCGTGAAACCTTGCCCCATTACCACCCATGCGACGGTACCCCATATAGAGGCCATGCATATCGGGCATTCGTACAATGCCGGCCGGATGTACCGCAACACCTTGTTATCTGTGATACGCTCAAAGAAGGTCTTAAGCTTCTCCAAGATCATCCCCTCTGCCATGGCAGCGTATAGACCCAGTACACACAAAGCCCCGAATATTACTGTGTCAATCATCGTTACCTTTTATTGTTTTTATGATCCCAATTATAAACAGCCCTATGATAATAGATGTGTATGGATACTCATTTATTGTCTGGAATATTTCTCTTAACATATACAAGGTATTTCAGTTGAGAAATCGCCGTTCTTGAAATCAATAACGATCTTATCAAATGCATATCCACATACAAGAAAGCCAACCGGCTCACAATAACCAACTGCCTCTTTAATCTCCATCACCAACTGCCCGTTCCAAGGGTTAAAGAACCCGTCCGGGAAACTGTCTACATACACCCGAAAAGATGCCTCACTATCTGTTTCTACCTCTTCGTGATACACATGCCCGAACTTATCAGTAACGAAGTAATGATAAGGTGTATTGGGAGATAAGCCGGGTTGGGATGGTCCTGATTTAGGCAGCTTGACAGTAAATGATTCTATACACGACGGAAGTGTCGCGTAATAATTAGCAGAGCAATCATTCAGTAATCCCATTATTAAAAAATTAATTTCCAGTTCTTGAGCCCGTGATATGCAACATGTAATCCTGTATATTTATCTTTCCCCTCACCGTCTGTTTTATACCATATTTGAAATCCCCCTATTTCTATCCGGAACCTGTACCACTGATCACATTGTGCACTGTGGTAGTTTATTCCTATTGATATCGGTAAAAACAACCTTCTCCACAAGGGCAACTCTTTTGCACGTACTTGCCAATTTTTAAAGGCATACCCCATGCAGGTGTATCCAATCCGGAGATTAAAGCCAGCACCTTCTATTTGAGCAGAATAAGAATCTTTGATTTTATAGAATCCCATGAAACAAAGATATATAGTTTTGTCTATACTGTTTGGTTATTGTATAGATTTTATATATACTTTTGTTTCGTGTTCGACAAAGCAATATGCATCAACCTTGACCATCGCACTGACAGATGGGAAGCCTCACAGAAGGAGTTCAGCTCCTTTGGCATTGAGGTAGATCGGTTCAGTGCTATTGCCAACGACAACCCTATGAAGGGTATTCACATGTCATACCAGAAGATCTTCCAGGACAATTATGCAGATAAGTTATTGGTACTTGAGGATGATGTACATTTCACGCGGCCATATGTGGCGCTACTACAGGCGTATGACGATCTTCCCAAAGGATGGGATATGTTGTACCTGGGAGGTAATGCCACTCGTAAGCAATCTCGTGCCAGTACATGGCTCTATAAAGCTGATGGCATAGTAACCACTCATGCTATATTATATAGTGCAAATATGGTGTCGTGGCTGGCAGATAATATGGAGGTGCCGGAAGTAGTAGACAGGACTAATACAATAGACGTGTGGTTTGCCAATACCATACAAAAGAAGTTCAATTGCTATATAGTCTACCCGCAGATAGCAGAGCAGCGTTTTGGATATAGTGACATCTGCAAGATGGATATCAATTACAAGTATTTCAATCAAATGGCTAAAAAGTTCTATTGATGGATTGTAAGAAGAAAAGATCCTAACCAGAAAGATTGCCAAGAAGCAACTTAAACACATAAACAAGGTTAGCAATATTAATCTTACATGTGTCTATAAATGTCCGGAATGCGGTTATTGGCATCATACCCATCAAGAAAAAGAAAATAGTAGAAACTATAAAAGAAACTTAATTAAAAGGGGGCTGATCTGATGAAGCAATGGACCACTGAGATAAGCGCACACGATCCGGCCACAGGAGTATTAAAACTCTGGTGCGGGCCACATGTCCCCGGCATCAACCAACAGGATGCCCAACAGTATTGTAATGATCACGGGTTAGGTTATTGTAAGGTAGGTGGACAATTGATGTCAGAAACTCCAACCAAGGAAGATGATATTACGCCTGATTGGGACAACAAGATTGATTACGAAAACATAAGCAATAACTAATGAACATCATTCTGAACATCAAAATGTATAAGGGTAAATACGACTGCTATGCAACAATATCCGGATATGATTATTATGAACTGAGTGCATCAAAAGAAATTGCTATCAACCTGATGAAGGAAAGGTGTAATAAGCTTTGCCCATTAGCTACTATCACAATTAAAGATTCAACCAAATGATATCACTCTGCATAACAACATATAACCGGTCTGATTTAACTATTGATTCTTTCGTAGATGTCTTATATGATGATAGGATTAGTGAAATTATAGTTGTTGATGACAACTCCGATCCTAAAATATACACCTCCCTTTCTGTCATGATTGAGGGATTAAGAGAAGGGGGAGGGTATCAAACAGGATATCATAAGAAGCTGAAACTCCATAGTAATGATGAGAACATTGGCATGAGCCGGAATAAGGCACGTGCGGTTGAACTGGCGAGTAATCCATGGTGTATCATCCTGGATAGCGATAACGTGATTGATCCTTCATACCTGGATGCGCTTCCTGAGTATCTGGCACCATCTGTTATCTACTGCCCTGACTTTGCCAAGCCTCAATTCGATTACCGTAAGTATGCCGGCATGACGATCAATGCAGATAACGCTGCGAAGGTGATGTCAAAGCCTATGGGGGAATGCCTGTTCAATACCTGCAACTACCTGGTAAACCGGGAAGAATACCTTAGTGTGTACGAGTACACCCCGGACATGAAAGGGACTGATACCATCTGGTTCAATTACCTATGGCTGAAGGCTGGCAACTCATTCAGCGTGGTTCCTGGAATGGAGTATATGCACCGGGTTCATGCCGGCAGCGGATTCCTTGCAGATGTGGATTACAATATGAAGAAGGCAGCAGAAGTGAAACAGTTAATTCAAACTTTAAGATAATGTTGTTAATAATATATTTTATTGTTGGCACAGCATTTCTTTATGTTGGCCGATATAGCGAGAAATATAAGAACAACTTTGAATCAAAATTAAGGTTAATAATGATTACAGTAGCTTGGCCCATCTGTGTTGCTATATTCATTATTAGGATTATAGTTGATAGAAAATTAAGAGATAAGGTAATTGACGATATAAATACTTTTTAATGACAGTATACGCAAAACAGTACGGGCGATTAGGGAACAACCTTTTTCAGAAGGCAGCAGCTATCGGGTATGCTATGAAGCATGGGTTGCAATATAACCTATCTCCCCACTTACCACCAGGCGCGAGATCAAATCATAGCGCTATCTGTATTAAGGAGGGAGGGCATCAGTATCAGGAATTGCCTACATATAAGGCAAAGAATGCAGTGCCCACTATTCTTGATGGTTACTGGCAGTCAGAGAAATATTTCTCTGACTGCCGGGAAGAGGTGCTAAATTCATTCGGGTTCAAATGGGAACCTCATAATGGATGGTGCAGCTTACATGTTCGAAGAGGTGATTATTTGAGATATCCTGACAAACACCCTGTAGTTACGATTGAATATTTAGGAGCATCTATGCGCTTTATTGAATATAAAACAGGCATTAAACAATTTGCAGTCTTTAGCGATGATATTCAATGGTGCAAAGATAATTTCGCTCATTTAATGTGGACATTCCAATATTCAGAAGCTCGTAATGAAACAGAAGATCTTATGTTAGGTTCTTGCTGCGAACATAACATTATTAGTAATAGTAGTTTTTCCTGGTGGCAGGCGTGGCTCAACCAGAACCCTAATAAGGTAGTAGTAAGCCCTTCAAAAGACAACTGGTTTGGCCCAGGGAACAAGCACCTAGATACGTCTGACCTGATCCCAGATTCATGGATTCAAATTAAATATTAACAATATGGATAAATTAAAGTTGTTCGAGGTGACAAATCACAACACTCCGCAGCAGGTACATGTAAGGACTTTCTATGTCAATCCATGGATCTTGCTTGTGGTTAGTTTATGGCTTCTTTCCTTCACTATACACGGTTGCTTATGAATCTACAAGAGATAGCCGAAAGGCACGGCACCGACAAGGCGCAACACGGATACATGGACTATTATCAACATCATCTATTTACAACATGGCAGGATATAGATTACCTGTTAGAGATAGGATGTGAGAAGGGTAATAGTGTCCGTATGTGGCAAGAGATCTTCCCCGCTGCTGATATTACGGTCATTGATCTATTCATGGAACATCCGGTGCCGGAAATTGAAGGGGTAGAATTTATCACCGGTAATCAACTGGATCATGAGTTACTGTATAACCTGCGAAACAATCGCCGGTTTGATGTAATCATTGATGATGGCTCTCATAATAGTCGGGATCAGCTAGTTACGTTCTGGTCACTGGTAGGCACCAGCCGTCTTTATGTAGTGGAAGATTTGCATTGCTGCAATGATGAACTATACCGGCAGGGATTACCCTTCGAGAAGACAATGCTGGGGCAGATGCAAAACGGCTCCTTCCCTTTCGTTCACCATTTGTATGATAATAAGATTGCTTTCATCTATGCGGATTAATAGAACTGGTGCTACTCGGTTAGTAATTGAGTTGAATAGACTTGTTATCAAGCTCCCAAATTTTACCCGCTCATGGGGAGATTTCTTATTAGGCTTAATTGCAAATATGAGAGAGGGTACAACATGGCGATATAACAATTTATATGAACAATTACAGTCTGATTCTAATCTATTATGCCCAGTCTTATTCACCTCTTGGGGCGGCTGGTTTCTGATTATGAAGAGGGCGGATAGTGTATTGACTTATGATGAGTTCTGGGCGTTGGATGAAAATGAGTTTAAGGAGCACCTGCGATTATTTGGCGGGGATGATACCGGCCCGAATTATGGGCGGCTGGATGGCCGTCTTGTTAAGATTGATTATGGTAATTTAAAACAATATTATGCTGATTAGCTTCAAACAATCAATCGCAAAGCACGACCTGCGCATCACTGGTGTGATTCACGTTGGGGCACATTACGGGCAGGAATACCACGATTACAAAGCAGCCGGTATTAATAATATTATATTCATTGAGCCTTGTTCCAATGCATTCAAGGTACTGAAAGATACATTTGGGGCGATCCCAAATATACGCCTCATCAACTCCGCTTGTGGGGCCGAATTCGGGGTAGCTATGATGAATGTGGAGCAAGCTAACCAAGGAATGAGTAATTCGCTCCTTAAGCCAGCAAAACACCTGCAGCAATATCCTTCCATCCAGTTCATTGAGACCGAAGAGGTAGAGGTACATCCGCTGGATGAATTGATAGATGGCGAAGAGTTCAGATACAATTTACTGGTTATGGACGTACAGGGGTATGAACTCGAAGTATTGAAAGGAGCTGAATTCACGCTACTACACATGGATTACATCTACACAGAGGTGAACCGCGATGAGGTGTACGAGAACTGCGCACGAGTGGAGCAGCTGGACGAGTTCCTGACTGACTTCACGCGGGTAGAGACTAACTGGGGAGGCGGAACATGGGGAGATGCTTGGTATATTCGTAAATCACTGATGAAATGATAACTCTTCAAATAGTAATCGGGATCTTGATTGCCAAAATCATTATTGGGATAACAAAGCCAGTGTGGAAGTGTCTATGTCCAATCATTTATGCCACACTTCGTAAAATCCGTCTCGGTAATTCTTGTTCAGGCAATTTGAATAAATACGACAAATGTGGCAACTTTAAATACACGGTATTACCCTCTTCTCTTAATCCATTCAAATGATTTACGTCCCTGAAAAGTTCCAGCCTAAGCACCCGTTCCGATATCCGGAGGACAACCATACCGAGTTTGAAAGGTGGTACTATGAGAACCGGGACATGGGGCCACAGGAACGTCAATATCTGCCTATCTTCTGGACCGCCTACTACTGCCGGCATAAGTTCGGGCAGCATAAGCCGGCCATGGTTGACCTGCAGAAGTTCCTGAATGGTCTGGACAGGTCAAAGAAGTATTATACGATCGTGCAGTACGATAACGGGATATTGAGCAACCTGGGGGATCTGGACATCATGGTGTTCAGTATGTCAGGAGGAAGGACCGACTATCCTTTACCATTGATCAGCCAGAAACACATCTTCGCTTCATTTACTGGCCTGCAAAGAAGTACCCTATACAACTTCATTGGATCAGTTACACATGAGGTAAGAGCCAATATGCTTGCTGGGCTTCCAGACAAAGCGGGATTAGTGAGTATTCGTAAGCACTCGTTAGTATCTTTTTGTTCTATCTTGATGCAGTCCACCTTCACGCTATGCCCCCGTGGGTTCGGACCTACATCCTTCCGTATACAGGAGGCATTGCAATATGGGTCTATTCCTGTCTATATAAGCGATGAGTTCATTATCCCTCATAATATTCTATTCGACCAGTACGGCGTGCTTATACAGGCTAAGTATGCACATAGAGTGCATGAAATACTATCGGCAATACCGGAGAGCGAGATTCGCCACCGGCAGGAGGTGATCCCTGGCATTTATCAAAAATACTTTACTTATGAAGGCAACAAAGAAGCCATTAAGAAGGCGCTCGCTAAATGCAGTGATCCCGTTAGTAGTTTACCCTTATGAGATAATCTGCTCTATAGGCGCATCTGACCAACAATTTAAAAAGTTAATTAACTCTTGTAATATTACATACGACAAAAGTATGGAGTTAAATAGTTCTGGTAAGTGCATTGAGATGACCGAAAATTTCGTTATTATAAGAACACACTTACTTCCTATTGATCCCGCCTCTCACGGCACCTTGGCTCATGAGATATTCCACGCTATTGACTTCGTGTTAAGGGATGTTGGTATGGTGTTGTCTGAGCAGTCATATGAAGCATATGCATATTTAATCGGCTATCTCACGAAGGAAATATATAAAAAGCTTTAAGTCTTCAGGAACCACCCAAAGAAGGTATTCAGGAAGTATCGGCAGGTATCTAAGCAGTCAGCCTGCTGTGTAGGGTCTTTCCTATTCTCCTTAATGATCGTGCCATCTGGATCTACTCTCACGTTCTTAATGTCCCAGATAAGATCTTTCATTTTAGTTCTGTGTAGCTTAATCGGGTAACGGTAAAATATTGCATTAACCAATACTCTGTTCTCATCAAGTGGCGGGTTAACACCTGGCACCTTCAACTGGGTGATGGATAGATTTAGCTTACTCTTAATGACAGTGTAGTAATTAGAATTGTCCTTTACAAGTGCGCTGCTGCTCTTACCGGTAGCATCCCCGGTTACGGTGAACGTCGCACGTGGGTAGTGTACATTGATGTAGTCACATAGCTCAAAGATATTGGAGTTACCAAGCTTGATCTGCTCAATGCCGTATATAACTCCATCATAATGCTGCCATACGCTGCATGTGATGGGGTCTTTATTGAAGTCAAAGGAAAGTATTACCTCTCTCCTTATATCCAGCTCCTGATCCCCTAAATGCTTCTCGTCTGAATAGCAATAGACGAACCGGTTATCCTTCTCGTCGAAGTTGGTCCAGTCGCCCTCAATGAACTGCTTTTGGTAGCGTTCATCCATGGTGTTCCAGATGTTCCACTGGTCAGCTGTAACAAATGCGTTATCCGTAGGTAAGGCATGCTGGAAATAAAAGTCTGGAGGTAATTCACCATTCAACCATTTAAGGAATATCTCCTGTTTAGGCCACTTCTGTGTCGGATTGAACGTAGTGAAGGTAAGTGCCGGGGGCATAGGGTCAATGTACCACGAGCCACAACGAGATCCCCCTATTTGCCATGCTTTCTGTTTCAGCTGCTCCAACTGCTCCCAGAAGATACCGTTCGTTTCAAGCCCCAGGAAGTCATCAAGCTCAGGATCTTGCTTAATGTTCTCCCCCTTGAAGAATATCTTAGAATCCTTCTTATTATATGCAAAGTAATTGGCACGGTCGCGGTTCCACTTCCAGTTAGGTGAGCCTTTAATAATCTTTTCAAACGATGGTATAGTTGTTCCTTGAAGTACCGGAAAATCCTCCCTTATAACATGCCATTTAGAATTCTCATACCTGTTTGCTAGGTAGATCAATATCCCGAGTGTAATGAACGTCTTACCCCCTCGTATTGCCCCTCCATATCCGAATTTGCGGTAGTTGTTCAAAGCGTTACAAGCTTTAACCACCTCAATAAAGTATTCAAACTGTTTCGGATTCCTCTCCAGGTCAATCGTTGGTACAAACATTAAATCTCTATGATTGTTCCATCAGGAAGTTTAACGGAAGGGCGTTTCTCAATCGGCAGATCCTTCGGGTTGAAATCTATCTTAGTAATGAACATGCCGAGATGCTTTCCTATTAATTCAGTTGATTTATTGGCACCGGTTGAATCAAACTTATACTCTCCACTCTCAACCCAACTGTCTCCATTGAACATCATGACCGGCTCCGCTCGCATGCACCGGTCAGAGATCTCCTTTAGCCTTTTCAATACCCACTCCTGAGATATGTCTAACTTTTCCTGTAACACCTGACGTTTTTCATTCAGGTATTCTAAAATTTGAGGTTTCCTAAGGTTCTCATCGGCTATTTGACCGGCTGTCTTTTTTGAGTAGCCGGCACGTATTGCCGCTTGAGTTCCATTGAGATCTATCAGGTACTCATCACAGAATCTTTTTTGTTTCGCTGTTAAAGCCATGTTATAGAGTTTATCTATACTCTTTAGCAAAGATATAGATTTTATAGATATACTATAGCATGAAAAAGCCCGGGATTAGCCGGGCATGTAATTCCAAAATGTTGATAGTTTTATGTGTTTACCGGTGTTTTACCGGCATTATTATTACACTTTTGCACAATTCCGTATACTAAAACACTAGACCGGCTGTAAGAATCCCTACGTTATCTGGGTTGTCTGGTGTGATGCTTCGCCCATTTATGTCTACAGGGGTATACTT